ATGTGAGTACTAAAGAAGTATTCAAAGACTTGGACACTGTGGAAATGAAAGTTAAGATGGTGGGTAAGAAAGCAGGTAACTTGCAGATCAAATACATGCCAGCACAAAGCAATGTAAATGATATCCGGGCATACTTGAAAGAACTGCAGATTAAAAATGGATGGCGTGTGGACTTCCTGCTTATTGACTACTTGGATTTGCTTATGCCAGTTAGTGCTAAGGTTAGTCCAAGTGATCTATTTGTTAAAGACAAGTATGTAAGTGAAGAACTGCGTAACTTGGCTAAAGAACTTAACTGTGTGTTTGTAACAGCAAGTCAGTTGAACCGAGGTGCAGTAGATGAAATTGAATTTGATCATTCGCATATCAGTGGCGGACTTAGTAAGATTAACACAGCAGACAATGTGTTTGGTATCTTTACAAGTCGTGCAATGCGTGAGCGTGGACGCTATCAGATCCAGTTAATGAAAACTCGTAGCAGTAGCGGCGTTGGTCAAAAGATTGATTTAGGCTTTAACTTGGAAAGTCTGCGTATTACAGACTTGGGAGAAGATGAGGATGCACCGCAACAAACCACAGGCAGTAACATTATGAATCGTATTAAGAGCAACGGTGTAGTAGAAGCAAGTGACAATGTTGCTACGCCGACTGCTAGTGTGCAGAGCAGCAAACTTAAAGATATGCTTGCCGGACTTAAAACTGAATGATCAAATACAAAGATATCAGGCATGTTGAACTAGAACTCAGTAGTTATTGCAATGCAAACTGTCCACTATGTCCTCGCAATCTATTTGGATATCCGTATAATACAGGATATACTGCTAAACATTTAACACTAGCAGAAGTTAAACAAATACTCGAGCCTGAGTTTATATCACAGTTAGATAGTGTTGCATTTGAAGGCAACTACGGCGATCCATTAATGAATCCGGAACTATTAGATATTGTTGATTATGTCAACAAGCCAATAAAAATTTATACAAATGCCAGTATGCAAACCAAAACTTTTTGGGAAAAACTAGCCAAAACAAAAACAACTGTGTACTTTGCACTAGATGGATTAAGTGATACTCATAGTATATACAGGCAAAAAACAGATTACAACAAAATTATTGCAAATGCTACTGCATTCATTGACGCCGGCGGCGCAGCAATTTGGAAAATGATCAAGTTCGACCATAACAAACATCAAATTGATGATTGTAAAAAGTTAAGCAAGCAACTTGGATTTAAAGAATTTATTGTAGTAGACCACGGCAGAAACAGTGGTCCTGTATTTGATGATCAAGGAAACTTAGTTAGAGTATTGGGAGACTTCACTGGTAGCACAGAACTGGAACATTATATAGATATTATTGTCAATGGTGATATGTTTATTGAAGATATATGGGATACGCCTAAGAATACTATTAGTTGTAAATCTATAAATGACAAAAGAATATACATTAGTAGCGAAGGTGAAGTATATCCTTGTTGCTATATGGGATTTAATCCTCGAAAATATGGAAAAGGCAGGTGGCATCAACCTGTAAATACACAAATACAAAATTTACTACAACCAAACAATGCACTAGAACGACCGTTACGAGAGTGCATTGAATGGTTTAACAAAATACCAGCATGCTGGAATAAAAAAACATACAAAGATGGAAGGTTAATAGTGTGTGACAGTGCTTGCGGAAGTTGAAAATTTTTTACCTAACAAACTAGTAAACGAACTTGTTGAGTTTAGCAAAAGCGATGTGCCGTGGGAACAGCAAGAAATGCAAGAACATCTGCCTCGCTGTAAAATATCCTGGTTACTAGATAGTCCTATAGAAATTGCACACAACTGGTTTGCACAATGTCCAATGTTTGCACATCTTGACTTTATGGGAGTTACTCTCTGGAAAGATGATGTTGATTTCAAAATGAGTCAACATTTAGACAATGATAGAGTTAAAGTTGCTGTACAGATATACTTGGACAATAGAAATAGTCCAGGCACACAGTTTGGTGATAGAATGATTGGATATGGTCGCAACAGAGGCTACATAATGTATAATAATAAAGACATGCTACATAGTGTTCCAGATTGTACACCACATGAGGGTAGACTTAGTATCTATGCACTTTACCAATGAAAATATTCTGTACAGGCAACATAGATAAACAAACAATTGCATATGGATTGACAAATCTTTATCCAGAAACAACATCTGCAAGTTTGAGTTCGGGCTGGGACTTTACACAATCTAATACTATTGAAAGATTAAAAAAGGAAATACTAGACTACAACATTTTCGTCAACAGTGCTTATGTAAACAAAGATACACAACTGTTACTCACTGATGCGGTGCATAAACAATGGATGCAAGAAAATATTAGAGGACATATTTTTAATATTGGAACTACGTTAGAAAATACTCAAGACCAAAGTGAATATGCTTGTGCAAAAAGAAAATTAAGAAAGTATAGTCTTAAATTAAGCGACGAAACTGGAATCACAGGAGTAAAGGTATCTTATGTTTGTATTGGCGGTGTAGATAATGGAACACCAGAAACACAAGGATATGTTAAAACTTGTGAAATAGCAAAGACCATTGATTGGATTGTAATGCAAAAATATCGCATTCCTTTAATCCAACTTGACAGTCAAAAAACTTAGTTCTTAGCAATCTTTGCTTCGTATAGATCCATGCTGTGATCTCTTGCACCATCAAAGAATTCACGCTTGCTCCAAGCACGAAAACGGCCACGCCATCCATCTTTAAAGACCTGCCATGGTGTCATCTTGCGAATGTAGCCATAGTAGTTGATGTAGTGTAGTTCGCCTCTGTGACGGAAGCCCATAATAGCAAATGGTACACGAGGCACAATGTCATTGTTGTTTACATATCTATGATGTTCAAATGTACATTTAGTTGCCCAAATCTTGCCACCTACACGAGGTTGGCCATATGTATAACAAGCAACAACACGATCCTGCAAGCGGCTTGCTGCTAGTGCTGCCATTGCACCACCTAAACTATGTCCACAAATGTAAAGTGCTTTTTTCTTACGAGCAGGTGTGCTAATGTATGCCTCTACCTGTTCCCAAATACGATTTAGGTATTCATAAAAACCAGCATGCACCATGCCCCAGGTTTTACTTTTACGCTTCCACGCTTTTAGATCTGCTTTGATATCACTAAACTCTTTTGGCTCTGTGCCTCTGAAGGCAAGCACAACACGTTCACTGTTTTCAACAATTAAACATTCTGCACCTTTATGATCTACGAGAACACTCTTTGTATATCCGAGTGTGTGTACTGTAGGCTTGCTCTCTGCTTGTGTTAGATAGGCTACTTTAGCCAGAGTTGCAAAGTGCAACCCAGGGTTTTCTATACTTGACATTGTTCCTCCTCCAAGTTACAATATTGTAATGTTGTATTTAACCGATAAATACTAAAAACGATAAGGACGAAACCATGCGTAAACAGACCCGTAGTATACTACACGAACTAAACAGCATGATTGTTGAAAAAGATAGACAACATGTAATGGAAAGTCGAGCAACTAACGTGATAGAGAGCGCAATCAATCTTATTAATGAAATGCACAAGCATTATGATGCCGATGTAGCAGGAGACCTGGAACGTCGACTGTTAAACAGTATTAAACATCAGGACAGTCGTAAGTTTGTGCGAGGTATTCGGAAAGTCAACGAAAGCAAATGCGCTTCAGAGAAATAGTAGCCGAGGCTGCTGAAGGTAAAAATACCCATCTTGAGCATATTGAAGATCTAGTATTTCTTCAAGGCAAGCCTGGTGCGCAGAGTGCGCTGCAGTATATTAACAGTGTGCGTGACATGCTGGAGAATGGCGGCGACAGTGGCAACATAACTGTAAAATGGGATGGTGCTCCTGCTATATTTGCTGGTACAGATCCAAGCGATGGCAAGTTTTTTGTTGGTACTAAAGGCGTGTTTAGCAAAACAGGCAAACTCATAAAAAGCACTGGAGACCTTGACAAGTATGGATATGAAGGCGGCATTCGTGAAAAACTTGCACTAGCACTTAAACTGCTATCAGGACTAGGTATACAAGGTGTGCTACAAGGCGACATGATGTATACCAAAAGTGATTTAGAAACTGCTGACATTGATGGTGAGTCGAGTTGGGTGTTCCAACCTAACACTATTGCTTATGCTGTTCCTAAAAACAGTGAACTAGGCAAGCGTATTGCAGCAAGTCAGATGGGCATTATCTTCCACACAACTTACACAGGTGATAGTGTGCCAGAAATGACTGCAAGTTTTGGCGCAGATGTAAATGAACTAAACAAGACCAGTGCAGTATGGTTTGACGATGCAACCTACAAAGACCTAAGTGGTCAAGCAAGTCTTACACAACAAGAGAACAAGCAAATACTACAAGGACTAAATGCTGCAGCAGGCGCACTTAAAACTGCAGACTTTGCGGCAGTTAGCGGCGACTACAAAGCACTGCTTATGCAGTATGTAAATGCAAGAATTAAACGCGGTGACACACAAATAGATGATGCACAGAGTTTTGCTACAGACTTTACGCAGTGGTACAACGATTACATACAAAAAGAAATTGCAAAACTTAAAAATCAAGACCCAGCGGCACCTGCAGTAAAAAGTCGTACAGATAAGATTGCCGCACAAAACAAGTTTATCAATGATAACATGACAGGTATTGCCAGTGCGCTTGCAGTATACAAAGACATCATTGCAATGAAAAATATGCTTATAAATAAATTGAATAAAGTAGATAGTATTAAATCACTTATCCGCACAGACACGGGCTACGAAGTAACAAATCCAGAAGGATTTGTTGCTATTGGCACAGACAGTGGCGCAGTTAAACTAGTTGACCGCATGGAGTTTAGTAAAAACAACTTCAGTGCTGTTAAGAATTGGAGCAAGTAATGAGAGCAAAAGAATTTATCAGCGAGGATCGTCAGAAGTTAGATGAGGCAATATTTCTTCCACTTCTTATGGGCGCCGGCATGGTGTGGCAAGGTGTTGAAACATACAATGATGTTCAAGATTATAAAAATGGAAAAATAGACGGAGAAGAACTTGCTAAACGTATTGGCGCCGACGCTGCATTTGCAGTTGCCGGCGGCGTTGCTGGTAAAGGACTGTCACTTGGTTGGAACGCACTTAAAAGTGCTATGAAATTTAAAGGTGCTGGTAAAGAAGCATTGGACACTACAAAAGATGCAATTAAACAAGCAAACAAAGCACCGAAACCAGGCAGTGTTGTTAAAACCGCAGACGGCAAGAAGGCTATTGCAGGAGTTGACGGCAAGCCTACTACAATAAAGCCTGGCGATAAAAAAGCAATTGCAAATATTAAAAAAGCAGCAAAAGATCCAAAAAACAAAGCCGCTGGTAAAACTGGAGCAGTTGCTAGTACAGTTGCTAAAAAAGGTGACGATGCTGCTAAAGTTGGCACAAGTGCAGGGTCTATTGGTAGCAAATTAAAGAAAGCTATTCCTGGTAAAGCAGTTAGACGTGGTATTATTGGTGGGGCGGTAGCAAATCAAACAAATGATTTCATTGACGATATGGGCGGCTTTGGCGGCATTAGTGACAAGTTTAGCAAGATAGTGGATAAAATTAACAAAGGTACAAGTTCAGCAGGTGATGTTGGTGATGGTGTTGTATACTTTGGTAAAGAAAAAAATCCACCTATGAAAAAAGTCGTAGGTGTTAATGATCCATTGTATACCAAGCCAAACAATGCTGTAAAAGATAGTAACAGTCCAGTTCCAACTGCAAAAGATCCTAAACTACCAAAGCAAAACACTACTAGTCTATCAACGCAGCAAGGTGTAAAATAATGGCATTTGAATTTATTAGAGAAGAAATTACAGAAGCAAGATATATCCGCACTGCAGCAGATACAATGGGCAGAGATGCAACTGATGTTGCTGAAAGTTTCTTTGAGCAGCTATTAATGCTACAACAAATGCGTTTTGAAAATCCAACATTTGCAAAAAAGTATGCTAAAGATACGC